ACAAGCGGTTCTTCAGGTATTACTGGACCTGGTAACTTTACATTTGATTTTACCGGAACTGATATAACCACAACTGCTTTTGTTTCTCAAAAAATTACAATATCAACTCTATCACAAAACTTTCTTACTATAAACGGAGCTGTTTTCAAATTTTCAGATACTGATAGAAATGGAGTGAATTTAACTTCTGTTTATACAGATCTTGTAAGTATTTTACAAACATACTCTGCTCAAGAGATAATGATTAAGATAACTAAGATATCCGATCCAACTCAATATAACTATTATAAAGCGGTATTTAGTAGTGGTCTTCCGTGGGTTAATACTGCTGGTTTTGGTCTTACTACAGATCATATTTACTATTCGGGTGGTGTTGGTATATCCGACTTTGGAAATGATGATATATCTGTTACCTTTCTTATACCTGGTAAACCAGGAGTATCCGGTAGTTCAGGAACATCCGGATCAAGTGGTTCTTCTGGATCAAGTGGATCATCAGGATCTTCTGGTACAAGTGGATCTAGTGGATCATCAGGTTCAAGTGGATCATCAGGATCATCAGGAACTAGTGGATCTAGTGGTACAAGTGGATCTTCTGGGACATCAGGTGTTTCGGGAATGGATGGGTCTAATAGTGGTAGATGGATTTATAATCCGTCTTACGCAGCAGGTGTTGATCCAGGAGCTACTAAATTTTCTACGGATTTTTCTGGTATTACAACTATTACAAAAATTCAAATTAATACAACATCAATATCAGCTTCTTATACTAGTTGGTTATCTGCATTAGCTACTTTTGGGGCTAATCAAGTATATCTTCAGTTATATCAAGTTGGTACTACATCAGCTCTAGGAATTTGGCAAGTTAGTTCTGTTACCTCAGGTTCCGGTTTTTATATTATTAATGTTTCTAGTATTGTTGGTAATGGTAGTTTAAGTCCCGGTTTAACTTATACAATATCTTGGGTGGGTAATGGATCATCAGGTACAAGTGGATCAAGTGGATCTTCAGGTACAAGTGGATCTTCAGGCACATCAGGCACATCAATTTCCGCCGCTGGTACAGGTGATGTGTTTACTAAATTTATAGCAACTTCACCTGGTATCGGTGATACTTTATATGATGTTCACGAAAATCCCGCAGATGGTACTTTATCATTTGGACTAGCAACAGATACTGACGCTCCTACATATGGTCAGATAGCACATGCTAAAGTTAATATATCAGCTAGAGGAGATGCTCAAACTAATCAGATAATATTAAAGAGATATATATCATCCGGTTCATCAGCTCAACTATCATCAGGATCTGGCACTAGTAATATTGTCATTCCTATTGGTTCGGGAGGTTCGGGAGCAATATCATTTGATATACAATTAGTTGTTTTGGAAAATAGTCCTAATAACTACGCTACTCATATCAACGCAAAAGGTCTTGCTAAAAGTGCTGGAGCAGCTTCCATAGTAGGAACCGTTACTTACATAACTGTAGCACAGGATGCTAGTATTCATAGAATTGTTGTCTCAGCTAGTGGATCAGGTGCTAGTAGTTATTTAGTTATAGAAGGAATTAATAATGGTTCAGCACCAGCAAATTTTGTAGCTTATGTAAGATATACACAAACAATATTCTAATAGTATTTACTTTAATTTAATTAACCAATCTCAAATAATTGAGATTGGTTAATTTATTTTTAAATAAACCACTAATTTTCAATTTTTATTGAAGATAATATGATATTACTCTATAATATTAAAATATATAACTATGGAAATTAATATATAGAATTATATAGATAAAAATTAAAAGAACCTGAATGGCTTATATAATTAGTAATAGTGATGGTGTACAATTTATCACAGGAACCGGTCCGAATAATAAAGGATTAAACATACCAGTAGTTGCTAACGCTAGTACACATACTACCGCTGGTATAGAAACTGGAGCAGTAATATTTGATGATTTAACAAAACAAATTTTCAGATTTACGGGAACTGCTTGGTTATCTGGTGCTGGTACATCCGGAACTAGTGGGACTAGTGGGACTAGTGGATCTTCGGGATCTAGTGGTTCTTCTGGTTCTTCTGGTTCTTCTGGTTCTTCTGGATCTAGTGGATCTAGTGGATCTTCGGGATCTAGTGGTTCTTCTGGTTCTTCTGGTTCTTCTGGTAGCAGTGGATCATCAGGGTCTTCTGGTTCAAGCGGTTCATCAGGTAGCAGTGGATCATCAGGATCTTCTGGTTCAAGCGGTTCATCAGGTACAAGTGGTAGTTCAGGATCTTCCGGTTCAAGTGGGTCAAGTGGATCTTCTGGATCTTCTGGATCTTCTGGATCTTCTGGATCTAGTGGTTCTAGTGGTTCTAGTGGTTCTAGTGGTACATCGGGTATAAGTGGTACAAGTGGATCTTCCGGATCATCAGGATCAAGTGGTAGTTCAGGATCTTCCGGTTCAAATGGTTCAAGTGGTTCTTCTGGCTCAAGTGGATCTTCTGGATCAAGTGGATCTTCCGGTTCAAGTGGATCTAGTGGAAGTTCAGGATCATCAGGCACAAGTGGTACATCAGGATCTTCAGGATTAAGTGGATCTTCAGGATCTAGTGGATCTAGTGGATCATCAGGATCTTCAGGATCTTCAGGATCATCTGGTACAAGTGGTAGTTCAGGATCGAGTGGATCGAGTGGATCAAGTGGATCTTCAGGCTCTTCCGGTACAAGTGGTAGTTCAGGATCTTCTGGATCGAGTGGTTCATCAGGATCTTCCGGTACAAGTGGTTCATCAGGATCAAGTGGTACTTCAGGAACATCAGGCACAAGCGGAACATCAGGTAAGTCAGGATCGAGTGGGTCTTCAGGATCAAGCGGTTCCTCGGGATCGAGTGGATCTAGTGGAAGTTCAGGCTCTTCTGGATCAAGTGGTTCAAGTGGATCTTCGGGTAGTTCAGGATCAAGTGGCACTTCAGGATCAAGTGGTACTTCAGGATCAAGTGGTAGTTCAGGGTCTTCTGGATCAAGTGGTTCTAGTGGATCAAGTGGTTCTTCAGGTAGTTCAGGCTCTAGTGGATCTTCTGGTACAAGTGGATCTTCAGGCTCTTCAGGATCTTCTGGATCTAGTGGTTCATCAGGATCATCCGGTACAAGTGGTTCATCAGGATCTTCAGGGTCTTCTGGATCAAGTGGATCATCAGGTAGTTCGGGTACATCAGGTACATCAGGTACATCAGGAACAAGTGGCACATCAGGTAAGTCAGGATCAAGTGGAAGTTCAGGAAGTTCCGGATCAAGTGGTTCTAGTGGATCTTCAGGATCTTCAGGTACAAGTGGAAGTTCAGGATCAAGTGGTTCTTCAGGTAGTTCAGGATCATCAGGATCAAGTGGGTCATCAGGATCATCAGGATCTTCGGGTACAAGTGGTACTTCAGGATCAAGTGGTAGTTCAGGCTCTAGTGGATCTTCTGGTACAAGTGGTACAAGTGGATCATCAGGATCTTCTGGATCTAGTGGTAGTTCAGGTAGTTCAGGGTCTTCCGGTACAAGTGGTACAAGTGGTACATCCGGTAAGTCAGGATCTTCCGGTTCAAGTGGTTCATCAGGCTCTTCCGGTAGTTCAGGATCTAGTGGCTCTTCAGGATCATCTGGTACAAGTGGCACATCTGGATCATCAGGTTCAAGTGGGTCATCAGGATCAAGTGGTAGTTCAGGATCTTCAGGTACAAGTGGCTCTTCAGGATCTTCGGGTTCAAGTGGCTCGTCAGGATCTAGTGGATCTTCAGGATCAAGTGGATCATCGGGATCTTCTGGATCTAGTGGTAGTTCAGGATCTTCTGGATCAAGTGGTAGTTCAGGATCATCCGGCACAAGTGGTTCATCAGGTTCTTCAGGATCAAGTGGTAGTTCAGGTAGTTCGGGCACAAGTGGAACATCCGGTTCAAGTGGATCTTCAGGTTCATCAGGATCAAGTGGTAGTTCAGGATCGAGTGGATCTTCTGGTACAAGTGGTACATCCGGTAAGTCAGGATCTTCCGGTTCAAGTGGATCTAGTGGATCTTCTGGTTCATCAGGATCTAGTGGTACGAGTGGTAGTTCAGGATCAAGTGGCTCTTCAGGATCTTCTGGATCATCTGGTTCAAGTGGATCATCAGGGTCTTCTGGGTCTAGTGGATCTTCAGGTTCTTCAGGATCATCAGGTACAAGTGGATCTAGTGGTAGTTCAGGATCTTCAGGCACAAGTGGCACATCAGGCACAAGTGGTACATCAGGTAAGTCAGGATCAAGTGGATCATCGGGATCTTCAGGATCAAGTGGGTCATCAGGATCTAGTGGATCTTCCGGTTCAAGTGGATCTAGTGGATCATCTGGTTCATCAGGTACAAGTGGAAGTTCCGGTTCAAGTGGATCTTCTGGTTCATCAGGTACAAGTGGTAGTTCAGGATCAAGTGGATCTTCAGGTTCGTCAGGTACAAGTGGATCTAGTGGATCTTCAGGATCTTCAGGATCAAGTGGTAGTTCAGGATCAAGTGGATCTTCTGGATCAAGTGGATCTTCTGGATCATCAGGTTCTTCCGGTACAAGTGGATTAAGTGGTTCATCAGGATCTTCTGGTACAAGTGGCTCATCAGGATCTTCTGGATCGAGTGGTTCATCAGGATCTTCTGGATCGAGTGGTTCATCAGGATCTTCTGGATCGAGTGGTTCATCAGGATCTTCTGGATCGAGTGGTTCATCAGGATCTTCCGGTACAAGTGGTACTTCAGGAACATCAGGCACAAGCGGAACATCAGGTAAGTCAGGATCGAGTGGTTCTTCAGGATCGAGTGGTTCTTCAGGATCAAGCGGTTCCTCGGGATCGAGTGGAAGTTCAGGATCTTCTGGATCAAGTGGTTCAAGTGGTACTTCAGGTAGTTCAGGATCAAGTGGTTCTTCAGGATCTTCTGGATCTAGTGGTACGTCAGGATCGAGTGGATCTTCAGGATCTTCAGGATCTTCAGGATCTAGTGGATCATCTGGGTCTTCAGGTTCAAGTGGTACATCAGGTACAAGTGGTACATCAGGCAAGTCCGGATCTAGTGGGTCTTCAGGATCTAGTGGATCTTCCGGTTCAAGTGGATCTAGTGGATCATCTGGTTCATCAGGTACAAGTGGAAGTTCAGGATCTTCAGGTTCTAGTGGATCTAGTGGAAGTTCAGGATCTTCAGGATCAAGTGGATCATCAGGTACAAGTGGTACAAGTGGTACATCAGGTAAGTCAGGATCATCGGGATCTTCAGGATCAAGTGGTTCATCAGGTAGTTCAGGATCTAGTGGATCTTCAGGTTCTTCAGGATCATCAGGTACAAGTGGTTTATCAGGATCAAGTGGATCATCAGGATCAAGTGGATCGTCTGGTTCTTCTGGATCAAGTGGATCTTCTGGTTCATCAGGTACAAGTGGAAGTTCAGGATCAAGTGGTTCTAGTGGATCTTCAGGATCTTCAGGATCAAGTGGATCATCAGGTACAAGTGGTACAAGTGGTACAAGTGGTACAAGTGGTACATCAGGCAAGTCCGGATCAAGTGGATCTTCTGGTTCAAGTGGATCTTCTGGTTCAAGTGGATCAAGTGGATCTTCTGGTAGTTCAGGATCAAGTGGTACAAGTGGCTTATCAGGATCAAGTGGATCTTCTGGATCATCAGGCTCAAGTGGTTCTTCTGGATCTTCCGGATCATCAGGATCAAGTGGCACAAGTGGATCTTCAGGATCTTCAGGCACAAGTGGTTTATCAGGTTCATCAGGATCGAGTGGATCATCAGGATCTTCTGGATCTAGTGGAAGTTCAGGATCTTCCGGTTCAAGTGGATCTTCAGGATCTTCAGGATCTAGTGGTACATCAGGTACAAGTGGTACATCAGGTACATCAGGTAAGTCAGGATCAAGTGGTTCATCGGGATCTTCAGGATCTTCAGGTACAAGTGGTTCATCTGGATCTTCAGGTTCTAGTGGATCTTCTGGATCATCAGGATCTAGTGGTAGTTCAGGCACTTCAGGTACAAGTGGAAGTTCAGGATCTTCCGGTTCAAGTGGATCAAGTGGTAGTTCAGGATCAAGTGGTTCATCTGGATCTTCAGGTACAAGTGGTTTATCAGGATCAAGTGGATCATCAGGATCAAGTGGGTCATCAGGGTCATCAGGATCTTCTGGTTCAAGTGGGTCTTCTGGATCTTCTGGATCAAGTGGGTCTTCTGGATCTTCTGGATCTTCTGGATCAAGTGGGTCATCAGGATCTTCAGGTACGAGTGGTTTATCAGGATCAAGTGGTTCTTCAGGTTCTTCAGGATCATCAGGATCAAGTGGATCTTCTGGATCTTCGGGTACAAGTGGTTCATCGGGATCTTCAGGATCAAGTGGATCGTCTGGTTCTTCAGGATCTAGTGGATCATCAGGATCTTCAGGATCTTCGGGTACAAGTGGTACATCAGGTACAAGTGGTACATCAGGTAAGTCGGGATCAAGTGGATCTTCAGGATCTTCTGGGTCGAGTGGATCATCAGGATCTTCTGGGTCGAGTGGATCTTCAGGATCTTCAGGATCAAGTGGATCTTCTGGATCTTCGGGTACAAGTGGTTCATCGGGATCTTCAGGATCAAGTGGATCGTCTGGTTCTTCAGGATCTAGTGGATCATCAGGATCTTCAGGATCTTCAGGTACAAGTGGTACATCAGGTACAAGTGGTACATCAGGTAAGTCGGGATCAAGTGGATCTTCAGGATCTTCTGGGTCGAGTGGATCATCAGGATCTTCTGGGTCGAGTGGATCTTCAGGATCTTCAGGATCAAGTGGTATCTCAGGTTCTTCAGGTACAAGTGGTTCATCAGGATCTTCTGGATCTTCTGGATCATCAGGATCTTCTGGATCATCAGGATCAAGTGGATCTAGTGGAAGTTCAGGATCTTCTGGATCAAGTGGAAGTTCAGGGTCATCCGGTACAAGTGGTTTATCAGGATCAAGTGGATCTTCTGGATCTTCTGGATCTAGTGGCTCTTCCGGATCGAGTGGATCATCAGGATCTTCAGGTACGAGTGGTAGTTCAGGATCAAGTGGTTCTTCAGGTTCTTCAGGTTCTTCAGGATCTAGTGGATCATCAGGATCTAGTGGCACAAGTGGTTCATCAGGCACATCGGGTACATCAGGTAAGTCAGGATCAAGTGGATCATCAGGATCTTCCGGGTCAAGTGGATCTAGTGGCTCTTCCGGATCAAGTGGTTTATCAGGATCTTCTGGGTCAAGTGGATCATCAGGATCTTCCGGGTCAAGTGGATCTTCAGGATCTTCTGGATCAAGTGGTAGCTCAGGATCTTCAGGTACGAGTGGTTTATCAGGATCAAGTGGATCTTCAGGATCTTCAGGATCAAGTGGATCTTCAGGATCTTCTGGATCATCAGGAACAAGTGGTAGCTCAGGATCTTCAGGTACGAGTGGTTTATCAGGATCAAGTGGATCTTCAGGATCTTCAGGATCTTCAGGATCAAGTGGATCTTCAGGATCTTCTGGATCATCAGGAACAAGTGGTACATCAGGTAAGTCAGGATCAAGTGGATCTTCAGGATCTTCTGGGTCGAGTGGATCATCAGGATCTTCTGGGTCAAGTGGATCTTCAGGATCTTCAGGATCTTCTGGATCGTCAGGAACAAGTGGTACATCAGGTAAGACAGGATCAAGTGGTTCTTCGGGTGTAAATGGAGTAACTCCTGGGGCTTGTGGTATTTGGAATTTATCATCTAATAATCCACCAGTAGTATCTGAGGTTAATACAAATGTCGGTAATCAAATGTCCACTTCAGTTAATATTATTAGAGTGAATGATATTGACGTGTCTACTACAAACTGGGCCACATTCTTTGCTAAACTAACTATTAATTCTATAATAACTGCTTTAGAAGTTGCAAACCCTACTAATACATTGTCGTTTTCTATAACATCAATAAGTGATAGTACATCATTTTATGAGTTTGGAGTTGCTAATGTTAACGTATCATCAGTTCCTTCGTTTGGAGGAGCAGTTAAATTATGTTTCACTATCTTTGGATCATCAGGATCAAGTGGATCTTCTGGATCTTCTGGCACATCAGGCACAAGTGGTACATCAGGTAAGTCAGGATCGAGTGGTTCTTCAGGATCAAGCGGTTCCTCGGGATCGAGTGGAAGTTCAGGATCTTCTGGATCAAGTGGTTCAAGTGGCTCTTCTGGATCAAGTGGATCATCAGGATCATCAGGAACAAGTGGTTTATCAGGCTCAAGTGGATCTTCAGGTTCTTCAGGATCATCAGGATCAAGTGGTTCTTCTGGATCGAGTGGATCATCAGGAACAAGTGGTACATCAGGTACAAGTGGTACATCAGGTAAGTCAGGATCAAGTGGATCTTCAGGATCTTCTGGGTCAAGTGGATCTAGTGGCTCTTCTGGATCGAGTGGCTCTTCTGGATCGAGTGGATCATCAGGATCGAGTGGTACAAGTGGTTTATCAGGATCTTCTGGATCGAGTGGATCTTCTGGATCTTCAGGTACAAGTGGTTTATCAGGATCTTCTGGATCGAGTGGTTCTTCTGGATCATCAGGATCTTCTGGATCAAGTGGATCTTCTGGATTATCAGGATCAAGTGGTTCTTCTGGATCATCTGGATCAAGTGGTTTATCAGGATCAAGTGGGTCTTCTGGATCAAGTGGATCTTCAGGTACAAGTGGTTTATCGGGATCTTCTGGATCATCAGGATCAAGTGGATCTTCCGGTTCAAGTGGATCTAGTGGAAGTTCAGGATCATCAGGCACAAGTGGTACAAGTGGTACAAGTGGTACATCAGGTAAGTCAGGATCGAGTGGATCTTCAGGGTCAAGTGGATCTTCTGGGTCAAGTGGGTCAAGTGGATCATCAGGATCATCAGGCACAAGTGGTTTATCAGGATCATCAGGATCAAGTGGATCTAGTGGAAGTTCAGGATCATCAGGATCAAGTGGATCTTCTGGATCGTCAGGCACAAGTGGTTTATCAGGATCATCAGGATCTAGTGGATCATCAGGATCTAGTGGATCATCAGGATCTAGTGGCACAAGTGGCACATCGGGTAAGTCAGGATCTTCTGGGTCATCTGGATCAAGTGGATCTTCTGGATCATCAGGGTCAAGTGGATCATCAGGATCTTCAGGAACAAGTGGATCATCAGGATCTTCAGGAACAAGTGGTTTATCAGGATCTTCTGGGTCATCAGGATCAAGTGGATCTTCTGGATCATCAGGGTCAAGTGGATCATCAGGATCTTCAGGAACAAGCGGTTTATCAGGATCTTCTGGATCATCAGGATCAAGTGGATCTTCTGGATCTTCAGGGTCAAGTGGTACATCAGGAACAAGTGGCACATCAGGTAAGTCAGGATCTTCCGGTTCAAGTGGATCTTCTGGATCTTCCGGTTCAAGTGGATCATCAGGATCAAGTGGATCATCAGGATCTTCTGGGTCAAGTGGAGCTTCTGGTACTGACTCTTCTAATAGTGGTAGATGGACATGTATGAGTACTGTTGGAACACCTCCAGGTGGTGGTAGTGGTCAGTTCTCGTCTGATAATAGTCTTATAAGTAGTATAACTAAACTTTGGATAGATAATACATCAAGTACATCCGTTGCTTATGGTGCTTGGCACGCGGCTGTTACTACCATTATTAATTCTGGTAGAGTAGTTTATCTACAATTACACGAAGTTGGTAATACAAGTATTCTTGGTATATGGCCAATATCAACAGCAACATCTGTTAGTACCTACTATATTTATGATCTTGGAAATTATATAGCTCAAAACGGTTCTATATCATCAAGTCGTACTTATACTATATCTTGGGTTGCTGATGGTAAATCAGGATCTTCCGGAACATCGGGTACAAGTGGTACATCAGGTAAGTCAGGATCAAGTGGCTCTTCAGGATCAAGTGGCTCTTCAGGATCAAGTGGCTCTTCAGGATCAAGTGGATCCTCAGGTGTATCTGGTTCAGGATCATCAGGATCATCGGGTACAAGTGGTGTTAGTGGAGCATCCGGTACATCCGGTCTTTCAGGATCAAGTGGTTCTTCAGGATCTTCAGGATCTTCAGGCACAAGTGGATCTGCTGGTACATCCGGTACGTCTCCAGCTGGTGGTGGTTTAACTGGTGGTACTATTAACTATGTTGCAGTTTGGGACTCATCTACAACAATAACTACAGGTGCTATTCAAGATGACCTTGCTGGTTTAGGCGGTCGTGTTGCTATAGGTGGTGTTCCTGGTGCTCTAGGTCCTTATACTTTAGAAGTAACAGGTGATATATACGCAACTGGTAATATTATAGCCTTTTCTGATGAATCTGTAAAGGATAATGTTAAAACAATTGAAAATGCCCTTGATAAAGTTAATAATATGAGAGGTGTTACATTTACTAGAAATGATGAAGAAGACAAAGAAAGAGTTTATGCTGGTGTTATTGCACAAGAAATGCAACAAGCTTTCCCAGAGGTTGTATTTGAAAATACAGATGGTACAAAAGCAGTAGCTTATCCAAACATTGTATCTGTGTTAATTGAAGCTATTAAAGAACAACAAGTTCAAATAGATGAGTTGAAAAGACAAATAAAAAATAATAATCTATAATGGCGGTAGGATTATCTATTCAATCAACCGGTCAGATTGTGTATGGAAATGGAACAATTGTTAGTAACGTCACAAAGTCACTACTATCAGTTTTTACTAATGTTCCTGGTGCGGTGCCGGATGTTATGTCACCTGATCAATTTGTTGCAATTTCATCACCTGAGCCATATTATGGAGTTGCTAATGGTCCTTATGCGAATGAATATGTTATTAATAGAAATGATCCTGCTGGTGAGATTTTTTTTAATAACTGGCTAACCACTGGTCAGTTTAATATAGATTATTTTCATGATTATGCACATTGGACAAAAGACCAAAGACTTAAATTAAATGTTGTAAACGGTACTTTTCCAACTCAATTTTATAGTTTTAAATTAACAATTCCAAATTTTGGTATAATTTGTAATTTGAGTGGTGTATCTCAAGGTTATTTTTATTCACTTGGTGTGTATCAAAATTTACAAGGTAATATAGCAGGTGCCGGAGGCGTTCCTTCCGAGTATTCAACGCCTCAAATTAATACGAATTGGGATCTTACTTGGACTGTTGAGTATGATCCTTCTAACAATCTTCGTGGGAGCTTTAGAGCTCAAATTCAGATTACTGATTTTCACACTGGTGATTTGATATATCAAAATAGCGTTGACATAGGAGGTTTAAATTCCGGGTTTCCTTCTTTTGTAGAGAATACCATTACGGTCGATTATTGGAGATGTTTGGGGATCGAAGTCATAATGACTTAAATTTGTCTTATAATTAACATTGTGTTAATTGGAATTAAGGCACCGCCACTCCTCTTTTTGAAACAACTATTGAAGCCATTTCATTAGCATAAATAATAGAAGTTTTAATATCACCAGTTTCTAAATACTTTAGAATAAATCCTGATGTAAATGTATCACCAGCTCCACTAACATCTATAGTTTCTTGTGGATTTGGACTAGGATAAACCTCATCATTAAATTTAGTTCCCTTACTTCCTAAAGTAACTAATATATTTTTACACCCTAATAAATCAGAATTCTGTAAAGACTCTTTTTCATTCAATTTTACAAAAGTAAAACTACTTACAATTTCCTTACTTAATTTCCTCTTAGAATCTAATATAGACATCTTTGAGTTTCTACCTATTGTTAATAAGTCATCATTAGTCATAAATCCTTTATCATAATCACTTACAATAACAATATTAAAATTACCTAATTCTTCCACTCTTTCTTCAATTAATTCTACTTTAGATATATTTGATTCACCTTCATCTAATCTAAGAAACATATGATTACTTTTCTTTTCAACAAATCTAGTTTTAGTTATAATCTCATCTTGATACCAATGAGTTACTAAACTATCACTTTTCATAGCAATAATATTTCTAACAACATTACCAGCCATTCCATCATTTTCAACAATTTCGATTGGATTTAAAACAGGTACCGGTGCTTCTGGACTAAATCTAGAAACATCACAATACATAAATCTATCTATACACTTTTCTCCTATTACTAAAATCTTAAACATATTTACTTTTATTTTTGAGAATCACCTTTCCAAACTCTATATGAGTCAGAATCTGAGTGAGTAGTTGATACTTCAAAGATAACACCATCTGTTAAAGCTTCTAATTGATGTGGTTGACCAGGTCTTTGTCTTACAGTATCACCTTCAATTAATTTTTGTTCTATAACATCTGCTGTTTCAGTATCTATCCAACGATATAAGAATTCACCTTTATCAACATACCAAGTTTCATCTTTAATCATATGATAGTGCATTGAAAATTTAGCACCTTTATCAAAGCAAAGTAATTTACCACAATAAAGTTCATTATTTTCAATAATAATTTCTTTACCCCATCCTTTTGGGACACAACATCCTTCTGTGTGAAGAGCGTTTATAACAATAGGTTTATCCATTTATAAATTCATTTATTTTTTCAATAACCATTTGAGAAGTTATTTCTTTAGTACATTCAAATTGTCTTTCAGTATTTTTATATATTGGACACCAATTCCAATCACCACTGTCTAATCTATGTGAGTTAAAACATCCGTGACAAACACTTTTATTTATAACTCTATAAGTATCTGTTACTGTTTCACTATACTCTTGACTAAATCCAGATATTAAAACTGTTGGTAATCCAATTGACCACGATAACCAACTTAAACCTGATCCTAAACCAACAAAGAACTCACAAGTAGCCATATCGTTTATAACAGATTCTATTGTACCATCACTTTCAAACTTTCTTATTCCTATTGGATGATTATTACCCATATATCCATCATTTTCTCTTGAATATAAAACAACATCATATCCTTTTGATTTTAGATAATCAACAACTTCTTGCCAACCAGTTGGGTTGTTCCAATATTTTGCTTGAGCAGTTGAATGTATTCCAATACCAACCTTTTTTTCTCTTTTACCATTTGGAAATTTAAGTAAAGCTCTTGTTTCTTTATACTCAAGTCCTAAAATATCAGAAGCCGTTTTTTGCAAAGGTGTTACTCTGAAATCATTTGGATTTCTAGCTAAATCAAATTCACCATCTTTGTAAAACCAACCTAATTTATACATTGCATATAACCCAGATACTGCTGTTCCTGGTTCTACAAATTCAATATCAGGATAAGTATCTCTAAATAAATTATTCATAAATGTAGAAACAACTAAATGACACTTGTGTTTATCTTTGAACTCTCTGATATAAGGAACCCAAGCTAAAGTATCACCTAATGAACTACTTTCTAAAGATATGTATACTTTTTTACCTTTTAAATCTAAAGTGTTATCATATATAAGCTTTCCACTTTCCCATATTTTTGTATTCCACTTAGTAAAGTATTGTCTATTTAATCTTATCCAATGATTTGAAGATAATTCTTCAGAGTAGTGGCATTTGCCCAATTCATCATAAAATTCAACTTTGAACTTACTATTACTTTCTCCTTTTATTTCTAAAAATGGATTATTAACAAAATATTGTATTATCTCTGGTTTTGGTATAAATTTAGTTTGACTTGTAATAGGAAGACTTTTAACGCTTTTGTAAAAGTTAACATATTTATTTTCAAACTCAGAAGAACCATCCATAACTTGATATGTTGACTCTGAGTCTAATAGTGAAAGAAGTTTATTTTTAGTAGTAACTATATCATCATTAATTTGTGTGATATATGGAGTAAACATATCCATATATTGTGGTAAGTTTCTTGATATTATTTTAAGACCGTGTGATATAGCTTCTCTTACAACTAATGGATTGCATTCCCAAGTTGAATTAAACATAAACACATCAGCAGCTCTCATAAATAAATCTGTATCATGTCTTTCACCCCAAACAGTAACATTTGATGGTATATCACTCATTATAGGACCCCAATATTCTTCAAAATTCATTGCTTGATTTCCTATAAAGTGAAACTGAATTTCTGGATTAGATTGTTCTAATTGTTTTGCTAATTCAACACCTTCTTTTTGGTTTTTACCAGATGTCCACAATCCTACATTTATAATGTGTTTTTTGTTTGAATCAAGCCCTAGAATTTCTTTAGCCTGTGATTTCTCTTCTAAACTAGGTACTTTATTTTCAATAGGATGTTCTATCACTTCACCATATGAAGGCATTTGAGAGAAAGTAGACATTTTGTGCCAAGGTGTACAAAAAGCATAACCATCTGGATTGAATCTCTTAGATGTATTTGGATTAAACCAAACATTATGACAAGTTTCAACTATCTTCCAAGTTCTACTATTACTATATAAATCATTTAATAGTGAATCTGGTACTACTTGACCAAATCCTTCTAAAATCTCATCAGAGTGAACTATATCAATGTTATTACTTTTAATAATCTCCATTAAACTATACTTATCTTCACCTAAAGTAAAAAAGTTCTCAGGTTTGATTAGTTCTTTAATTTTGTTTTTCTGAACTACATATTCATCACTGAAGTTTGTATATTCTACTACAAACAGTTCTAATTCTTCGTGTTTTATTATATTTTCAATTCTTTTTAGAAGAAAAGCTGGCATTCCTCCTGTTGATAAATGTGGAGCGAGGAATAATATCTTTAATTTACTTTGCATAGTTATATTTATATTTTTACTTATGAATTATATTAAATAATTTAATAAAGTTAGTAGTAACTAATTAAAAAGTGTTGATAGAATTTAATATATAAGATATGAAGCTTATAAAATATTTTGAATTCAACCAAGGAGATCTAGACGCAGTAAAGTCTTTCCGTATTAAGGATGAATTAAACCCTAAGATATGGACAGACTTTGAGATTAACTCTGAAGTTAGAGAAGATTTATTAAAAATCGCTCAAGACTTTTATGGATCTACTGATTTACAAGCTGATGTTGATGATATAATTTTAACAGGTTCGTTATCTAACTATAACTGGTCTGAGAAATACTCAGATTATGACTTACATATATTAATTGATTTTTCTAAAGTTAATGAATCTGTTGAATTGGTTAAGAAATATGCTGATAGTGTTAAAAAGATATGGAATGATGCACACGATATTAAAATTAAAGGATATGAAGTTGAAGTTTATATTCAAGATGTTTCAGAACCACATACATCAACAGGTGTATTTTCTTTATTAAATAACAAATGGAAGGTTAAACCGGAAAGAGTAGAGTTTGAACCAGATGAAAATATGATTGAAGAGAAAGGTAAGTCAGTAATGATGTTAGTTGATGACTTAGAAGAAGAAGTTGATGAGGATAAATATGAATCTTTCGTTGAGAAACTTCAAAAAGTATGGGATAAAGTTAAGAATTATAGAAAGAGTGGTTTAGAATCTGAAGGTGGTGAGTTATCACTTGGTAATTTAGTATTTAAATTTCTAAGAAGAAATGGATACATTGAAAAGATAATGAAACTAAAGAAAAAATCATACGATAAACAATTTAAATAATATGGAAATTAAAATATCAGAAATAGAACAAGCATTCAAAGATATATTTGAAGAAGAAGGAGGTGTTGTTAATACTGTTGAGTCTATATATGAGATGTCTTTAGATGAAAAGTTTTATAAATTAGTAATATCAATTCATGGATTATCAACACAAGATACTTCTATCATACATACTAAGTTTATATTTAAAACAGATTTAGATAAAAGAAATATTATTGATAATTCATTCATTTATTTATATGATATCAATTGTGTCTATCACAAGATGGAGTTTACAAATATTATTGATATGAAGAAAAAGATTGAAGATATAATTGAATCAAAAAGTTTTGGAGAAGATTTACAAATTCTTTCTGACTTTATTGAAGCTCCTGCAATGTTCTTAAACTATTATATGAGAAGAGATAAGATTACAGACTATTCAATCTTTGATGTTGAGTATGAGCCTAAATTCAAAACAACACCTTGTGATAAAGTTACCTTTGATTTTAAAATTAATATTAATAACAACTATCATATGGAATTATCTATTCATAAAATAGACAGACCGAGTGATGATAAAGAGGATAATGTTGATATTTATAAATTCCAATTTAAATTTATGGATGAAATTGAAACATTTGAGTCAGATACAATTAAAAACGTTCACTTCTTTATTGGAGACCACATTGCTAAAATCTTAGACAGAAAATTAAAGAATAAGTAATGAGATTAAAATACTTTGAAAATTTTGTTAATTATCTAAATGAATCTACTGAAGATATAACCGATTTAACTAAAGAAGAGTTAGATGAGTTACTTATTCCTATTAGTGACTTAGGTGTTGAATATTCTTTTACCGCTCCTAGAGTTATTACAGATGGTGAGTTTTCTGGATATAAATCAATGAATATTCAATTTAGAAACTCTTTTCAATTAGGACCATCTGGTGGATATACTGAACAAATTATTGATGATAAATTTTGGGATTTCTTAGATGAATTAATAGCTCTTAAAAATCGTTTAGAAAGTGCTAGAGTTTCTATCAATTCAAACTGGAAGAATTATATAGTTGTTACTTTTATACAAAAAGCTAAAGTTGAGGGTGATATATTTACAATCCAAAAGTTGTATAATGATATGTCTCTAAGAACCAACGCCTCAAAGAGTGATTTTACAAATAATATGACTAAGAGTTTAGATAAAGAAAATTTAAAAATTACTGTTAGATGTAGCGGTGGTTTTGGATCCTCTGATTATACAGATAGAAAGTGGAATGGTCTTTTCAGAGGTATAGATTTTTCTAAATTTAATGTTGAAAAGGAAATTACTGAAGATAGATTTGGTGGTAAATCAGCTGTTGTTACAATTAATTTAAAAAAGTAAGAACTTTATCTAAGTTCTCTCTATTAAAACCGTCTGGTAAAGGAATACCACCACCTTTTAAATACTCACTATAAATATTATTATACTCATCAATTGTATAGAATCCATTATCTATCTCAGATAAAATTACATTAGTATCGTGAAATGTTACCGTTTTATTTTGTAATCTAGTTTCACCATAAGCAGGCCCAACCGGTCCAACTAATTCAGTACCAGATATTTCTTCACTAATAAATTGATTAAATTTCTTAATCTTCATTTTTAGATTCTATTTTTTCAAAATACTCATCTTGTTCTTGTAGAGAATATTCATCTTTCTTAATACTATATATTAAATTATAAAGGAACTTATCATGTAATTGGTGTTTTTCTTCACCTTTCATAGTAATGGTACAAGTATCTTCTTCAAAGTTATTTTCTATTCCAGTTATTTCAAGACCTATTTTACCATTTCTGTCGTGTAAATCGCATATAACCTTCTTACCTATTTCCAATAGTTCGCTAATTTTCTTAAAAGCTGAGTTTTTAGAAATATACAAAAAGTCTTTCATATCCTCTTCTCTAGTTGTTTTATATAACTCTAAGAAATTTCTTTCTCTAACAGTTAGGGATTTCCTATTGGAAACCTTGTCTAAAATTTTATTTAGTTCCATCTCTTTTACTGACTCATTAAATAGGTAATACTTAATTATTCTTTTTATTTTCATATTTATTAGTTCCCTTACACTTTTATATATTAAGAGTGATAATCATATTTTTATATATACATTGTAAAATTTTATATTTTTAAATGGATAAGAAGTTATGTAAAAAATGTAAATTGGAAAAAGATATAATTTTTTTCCATAAGGATATATCTAAAAAAGAGAGAAAGTAATATATGGATATGGATAAGCGTCTATTAGATTCACTGAATAATTTATCAGTTGCTCTTGAGAGTATTGCAGACATTCTTAAAAAGAAACAAACTAAGAGTGCGACTGGTGCTGCCTTAGAAAGTGGTGATTTTTCTAAAGATATAAAGCAAATAAGTGTTGGTATAAAGTCTATTAAGGCAGATACTGAAAAAATACTTAAAAGTCAAAATGCTATTCTAGAGCTTTCTAAGAAGAAAGCGGTTGATAAAAAAACACCAATGGAAGAAGCGGGTACTGATAAGAAAAAAGAGAGTAGTATAAAAAAGGGTGTTGGTACAATTATCTTAATAGCCGTTGCCGTTTTAGCGATTGGTATGGCTTTCAAACTAGTTGGTAAAATAGACTTTTTATCAGTTGTTGGGTTAGGACTTGCTATTGTTATTATTGCGGTTGCGTTTGAGAAGGTTGCTAAAATTAATATGACTCTCAAACAAGCCGCTATTGCCTCATTGGCTATGGTTATGATGTCTATTGCTGTGATGTTATCATCTTGGGCTTTGGGAATGATTAGACCAATAGGAATTACACAAGCAATAACTGGTATATTAATAGCAGGTTTATTTACTGTGTTGGCATTTGGTTTACCAAAGATAGTTAAGGCCTTGGAGAAGGTTAAGAATCCTGTGAAAATGGCCTTTTTGGCAGTTGTTATGTTACCTGCTTTAGCTTTAGGTATAGCAATGGCGTCTTGGGCCTTGTCTTTGATAAAACCAATTGGATTAGGTCAGGCTGTTACTGGTATATTAATAGCCGGTATGTTCAGTGTGTTAGCATTTGGTTTACCAAAAATAGTTAAGGCTCTTGATAAGATTAAGAATCCAGTAAAGATGGCTTTACTAATACCTCTTATGTTACCTGTTATGGCTGCCGCTATCGCCGCTTCTTCTTATGTTTTACAATTAGTTAAACCAATTGGATTTGCTCAAGCAATAACGGCTATTTTAATAGCCGCTTTATTTGTTGTTTTATCATTTGGTATAGAAAAAATAGTTAAGGCTCTTGGTAGAATGCAGTGGAAGGATGTTGCTAAATTACCGGTATTCTTTACTTTACTTGCTGGAGCTATCGCCGCATCGGCATTTATATTTGCAAAAGCCGCTCCTTACTTTGGTGAGATATCATTTATGATGATGTTAAAGGTTATTATATTGGGTGTTACTATGGGTATAGTACTTGTTATTGTTGCCTTTGCTATGAAGATGATGGGTAAACTTCAATGGGGTGATGTTATTAAAGTTCCGGCTTTGTTTACACTACTTGCTCTAGCAATTGCAGCGACTGCATTTATAATATTTAAAGCATCTGCCTATATCAATGGTATAACATTTATGACTATGTTGAAATTACTCATATTTAGTATTCTTGCTGCAATCTCTATAGTAGTTTTTGCCATCGCAATGAAGATTGTTAATTTACTTGGTACTGTGATGGATTACATAAAAGGTGGTATATCCATTCTTATAATAGCAGCTACTGTAATGGCCGCATCTAAGATATTAAATTATGGTGATTATAAGAAATACCCAGATTGGAAGTGGTCACTTGGTGTAGGTATGTCTTTAGTTGCTTTTGGTCTAGCTGCTGTTGTTTTAGGAACTATTGCTATGTCTGGATTTGGTGCTTTAGCCATTCTTGCTGGATGTGGTATGATTTTAGCTGTTGCCGCAACCGTTACTGCAACATCTCATATATTAAATACAGGTAAATATGACAAGTTTCCTCCTGTTTTGTGGGCACTTGGAGCGACAGCTGTTATGTTACCATTTGGTCTGGCTGCTCTTGCTTTAGGTATGATATCTATTACGGGTATTGGTGCTATTGCTATTGTGGCTGGTCTTGTGGCTATTCTATCAATTGCTAAAACTATTGTAAAAACCTCTGAGATATTATCAGGTGGTAAATATACTGGTGGTCCTCCTTTATGGTGGACATTAAGTACCGGTCTTGTTATGACAGGATTTGGACTAGCCGTTTTAACTCTTGGTTCATTTATAGTTGGTACATTAGGATTTGGTTGGATAGCATTAAAAGCAGGAGCAGCTGCGGTTAGTTTAGTTGCACAATCTATTGTTGATGCTTCTATAATACTTCAAGGTGGTAAATATACTGGTGGTCCTACTAAAGATTGGGCTGAGGGTATTGCTATATCATTAGGGGCTTTCTCTCCTATCTATGGTATGATGATGAAAAGTGGTATAATGAAACTTTTTGGAGGTGGTGGTGTTAGTCCTGCTGATTTTGCAGCTGCTATAGTAACTGTTTCCGAAGGTATCGTGACCGCTGCTGGATTCTTTGCTAATAATACATCTGCGTTTGTGGCTGGTCCTAGTAAGGCTTGGGCAGAGGGTATAGGTACTGCTATTGGTGCGTTTGCTCCTGTTTTCAAAGTTTTACAAGATAGTGCTCCTGGTTTATTTTCTAGTGGAGGTCCTACTGTTGAAGATATGTCAAAAGCAATTATGACTATATCAAGTGGTATAGTTGATGCCGCTAAATTCTTCGCAGATCCTGAAATATCTAAATTATTTAACACAGAAGGAAATTATCCATCTAAGAAATGGGGTGAAGGTGTTGGTGCCGCATTAAATGCTTTCGCTCCTGTTTTCAAATCTATGAGTGAAGATAGTGGTTGGTTTACAAGTGGTGATGATGTTGTTGACGGAATGGTTAGAGCAGTTTCTCATATTTCTAGAGCCATAGTCAATTCAGCTAAAGCTTTCGCCGGTCTTAAACCAGATGCTTGGGGTGCTTATCCTACAACTACTTGGGCCGCGGGAGTTAACGCATCTGTTAGGTCATTTATGAGTATTGTTAAATTAGTCGAAAATCTTTCAGTTCTTGATAGCTTAAAAGTTAGTATGGTCATTGGTCAGATTGCTGGAGCCGCTAGAATATTGTTTAACTCTAAAAAATATTTTGGATTTAAATTAGATAGTGGATGGGTTAAAAGTTTAAGTTCTAATGTAATGCCTTTTGCTACTTTGGCGAAAGAACTTGATAAAATTTTAGGATATGATGAGAAACTTTCAATTAAATCTGGTGGTTTTTTAGGATTTGGTTCTTCAACTACAACTACAACTGTTAGAAAAATGAAAGATGTTTCTATTGTTACTAGAATTATTAGTCAGATTGTTGATGCTGCTAGACTTCTATTTAATAATAAAAAGTTTTTTGGATTCAAATTAGATAGTGGTTGGGTTAAAAATCTAATGGGTAGTGTTATTGGATATGCTGTGTTAGTAAACCAACTTGATAAACTATTAGGACAGGATGTTAAAAAAACAATTTCTTCTGGATTTTTGTCTACAACTACTACAACTACAACCAAAAGACAAATGAAAGACGTTTCTACGGTTAATAAAATTCTTAGCCAAATGGTTTTAAGTGCTGGTATTTTATATCACAACAAAAAATTGTTTTCTTTCAATATAAATCCGGATTATATGAAGAGTGTTGCGTCAAATGTTATGGACTATGCTTTATTGGCTAAGAACTTAGCACTTGTTGATAAAGATAGTAGTATCATAGATGACTTTTTTGGAAATGATCCAATATCTAAAGCTGCTAAAGGTATGGTTAAAATCGCTTCTGCTTATGATAGATTAGCTTCAGCTATAAAAGGATTCTCAGGAGCTCTAAATAGTTTAGATGGTGGTAAAGTTAATATGTTTAGGTCTTTAACAGGTAACTTAGCTTTATTATCAGCTATGGATTCTAACATGTTTAGTAACATGTTAAAAGTCTTGGAAAGTAGATCTGGTGTATTTGCTAATCTACTAAAGGATCAAGCTAAGGCCGAGGGTATTGGTAAAAAAGGAGTTAAGGCACCAGGTGGCGGTGGTGCTATACAAACTAATAAAATTGGTGGTAATGATGGACCAGCAAGAGATTCTAAAGGAGAAACACAACTTCAGAAATTGGATAAAGTAATAGCCTTGTTATCTAGTATGGAAAGTGTTAGTGGTTTTGAAAAAACACTTGATAACTACTTAAAATCTAAACAGACCGAAACCGGATCCGATACTATTGGAAAAGATAAAGAAAAATAAACAATTGCTAAATAATTAGATATAATAGTTATGAATAAAAATATTTCCCTATTAAAAAAGATAAAAATATTCAAAGAATATAAAAAGATTATTAAGTCTATAAAGGATGAATTAGAAAGTTCTTTTGGTGTTAGAATTGATAAAGCCTGGAGAATGTATAGTGTTATCAATATACCAATTGAGGATGTTGGTGAGCCTTATAATCTAAAAAGATCAGATATTGATAAAATAGCCGAGTCTTCTATTAAAGGATTTTCCAGTGAGTTAGGTATTTTTCTAGATGCTAAAGGTCTAAAAGAATTATATGACTTTTATGAAGTTCAAAAAGTTGATAAATATTCTTACTTATTAGTATTTGGATTTTCATTATTTAAAAGTAATGAATATTATGATAAAATTAGATTTAGAGTAATTCCCGTTGTTGTTTTAACATCAATTATAGTATCACTTATTTTACTTCTTTTATAAACTTTTATTTGGTTCTTTTCTATAAAAGAAAACAAACAAAATATATAAATGGATAATTTCTACGAAGTATCTGAGGATACAATCAAGACTTTTTTTGAGATTTTTAATAAAAAATCTTTCCCTGTTAGTATAGGTTTCCAATTTATTGGAAATGAAAAACAAAAAGAACTAATTAAGGTTACAAAAATTGCTGACCCATACGCTTTTCTTGTTAAAAAAGAAATCTTAGTTTCTATCAATGATGACCTAATGAGTGTATTTGATGAAGAATCAATAACAATCTTAATGGAACAAGAAATTGATAAAATTAACATCAACATTGAAACAGGTAAAATTAAATTAGTTAAAACTGATTTAAACACATTCTCATCAATTGTTAATAAATATGGTGTTGAAAAAGTAGCTAGAGCTAACAAAGTTGAAGAATTGTATCAAGAGCAAAAGAAAGATGCAAAAACTGACGAAGAATTTATAGCATAAAAAAATAAAATTATAAAATGGAAAAAATAGAAACAAAAGTTGTTAAACCAGCAGTATCATTTTTTGAAAATGACGAGATTAATTTAATTATAACACCTCAAGAAGAATCTACACTAGATTCTAAAATTAAAGATATTGAGAATTATATTAAAAATAACTCAGGTAAAGGTAAAACAGAACAAGAAAAAGATGTTTTATATACATCATCACAAGGATTGTGGCATTCATATGTAAATGCTCTTAAAGATGCTAAATATAACTTTCAACTAAATAGACCTCAACATAAGTTTTTAACTGATTTACTTTTAACAAAATTAGAGTATGACGTTAATACAGTGTTTTTTGCTATTGAATTAACAGATATGTTAGGTGGCATGAAAGAAATTAAATTCACAAATGATACTGACTTAGTTGCTATCCCAGTAAATGCTACTGAGATTACTTATATCTATCACTTAATATCTAAACATAAAGTTAAAGGTCTTACAAAAGACTCATATACTTTTTCTAAGATACTTTTGAGAATTGGTGGTGTTAGTAAAATATTTAATTACTATGAAGCAGCTAGTAAAAATCTATCTCAAGATATTCAAGATTGGGTTTTGACATTTGATGAAAATATTAGTTCTGATAAGTTTGATGAAACTATTTCGGCTAGTGTTATTGAACCAGAAACTGAAAAAGCTTAATAAAACCTCTGAAAAAATAAAACCTCTGTGAATTTCACAGAGGTTTTTTTGTTTAATAAATTGGTGTTATTGGTTGGAATGGTCCAATAGGATCTATATAAGTATATGTGTCTCTTAAATCTTTTAGACCTCTTATTTCATAGTTTTTCCTATCTCTATAGATTAGTCCATATCCATTATCCGATGTGACTTCAATTACCACAAAAGGATCAATATTTGAATCTATTGTAAAGTTAAATGGTAATATTGGATTTGTCTGTGTTAAATTTTGAACTCCTATGATATTAGAAAATGATTGAGCTTTAGGAACACTTCTAAATTCATTTATAGTTTGAACAGGTTCATAATCTATTTCTCTCCAATCATTTGTTTTTAACCAATTTCCTGGATCTAAAACAGGAGGTATTGATGATGTTGCAGAAACTGTTCCAGAAGATATACCACTATAAACAAATACATCTCTGTCATATTCAACAAGATTAGTTACTAAGTATGTTGATCCTGATAACCAAAGATTTACATTTTCATATTTTCTAGGATTGTTTATCTTATTATTATCTGTCACTGATTCATATAACTTTCCGTAATAAGTAATTTTATCACCTATACTATATGTGGTAAAAGGAACCCATTCTTTATATGTCTTATATGTTCTAACTAAAATGTTAAAATAGTCTGGTAACTCAATCAAAACTCCATTAAATGGTTTTGGTGGTGGTGTTAATCCAGTTGGATTTTTATCAGCTCCAACTCCATCTAATATAGTATAAAAGTCAACAACACAATTATAAACAGTAGATCCGCTATTGATAGGCATTAAGTAAGCCTCATTCAATTTTAATGTTATTGGAGTCATATTCTGACTATTATTTATAAATCTAACATCATAAGATGTGTGAGATATTTCATTTTGAGCTTTGAAATATGATCTTCCGGTTATATCTAGTATTTTATGTGTTAGTGGAATAATATTTTTCTTTAACCAATATTTTAGACCTTGTAATTTAATTACAATCTCATCTATTGAGTAGTTTATTACCTTGTTTCCTTCTGTGTCGGTTATTTTATATGTTAGATTAAACATATTAGTTTCTTCGTAGTTATCATTAGGGAAGTTATTCATTATGAATTCACTTTCTGTCCATCCTTCTACTGTATTATCAAATATATCAGGTATTTCTACTTTAAATAGCTTTAAGAACTTTTCAGAAGATGGATTAATATCTTTATAATACTCATTTAATTGTAAGTCATTATATCCAAAGAAATTTATAGCATTTATTATAGATTTATAAGACCCTATATAAGGATATATAAGATGTTTCATCATTAACATCTCTTTTCTTTTCATATTTAAGTATGGCCAGTCTACACCTCCTTCTAATATATCATAATCTTTGAATATGAATACCTCATTTTCTGTAATAAGTTTACCTAAGTTACCAAGTTCAGTTTTGAATCTAATATCTTCAATTTCTGTTTGTCCATATGTTAAGAATCTTCCTATTTCTCTATCTAAAACAGTTAAAGTTGTTTTACAATATGTTGTTAATCCTGTGGTTGGGTAGTTTGATATAACAGTTAATTCGGTTTCTAAGAAATCTACGGTTGGTTCATAGAAATCGACAATAATAGTTTTAAAGAAAACACTTCTTATTTTTACAAAAACTCCATTATTATATGATATATATTGAGATTTTATATTAGTTACGTCTTTTACATATATTACTAATCGTTGACCTTCTTTGAATCCTTTTCCTAAAAATGTCTCACTTGATGATGAGTTTATTTTTATCTGACCTCTTTTATCTGGTCCATTAGCGTCTAAAGTTTCAAAAGATAAAATAGTATCATTTATTGGAGTAGATTCATATATTACAGAAACATCTTCCTTTTTATAAAGTTGTAAAGTTGATTTAGATGATCCTTCCTCTGTTGATTTATATCCTAAAAATAATTCTAAAGACTCAGCCTCAATTGTTATATCATTTGAATCATCTATATAATTAAGAGGATATTCAACTCTATCAAATACCGTTTGTTGGTATTCAGGTGAATAAATTTTATTAAGATCTTTATTAGGTTTCTTATTAAGAACAATTGTACTTAGTGGTTTTTCACCAAGATATGAATATGATCCACTTGTAGTAAGCTGTGTTCCTGAAAAATCATATATAAAGAATTCGGGATTTGTATCTTCAAACCATCTCCAATAATAACTAACCTGTGTCTCGCCTTCAAAGTTTTCTCTTGGTTTTCTAACATACTCTTTTGCTTTTAACCAAAGACCTGGGTGCGGAACATAATTAGGATCTAATGTTCCATATAAATTTTCACCAATCTCACTATTGTTATTTGTGTTTATATTAATAGTAGCATTTATATTAACTCCTATTTCAATAACAGAATTTAATGATGGTTGTATAGCAAATACAGATTTTCTATCTGGGTTGTATATTATTTTTGTTGTTTGTGATATCATTGGTTCTGTGTGAACAACAGCTCCACTAGCAGCTCTAATTACTACTACGTTATTCATTGATAGTGATGATAAATAAACATCACCATCAAATTGATTCAAAGCTAAATAACCATAATTAGAAACTCCTGAGTTCACAGAAATGTTACCTGTGTTTAAGTCAATAGACCTGAAAGATGTTGATGAATCTGATAAGTTCATTTCACCGGTTAGATTGTTAAATATCATATCATCAAAAGAATTAGTTGTTATCGCCAAACTATATGTTACTCCATTATCAATTTTCCAAAGAGATGCTGATCCATATACATAAACAGCCTCATTTACCGGTTCATAGAATATTGAATTCGTTGCTCCGGGTATTGCGTATGTTGTTTGTATTGTTCTATTAGGGTTACCTAGTGGTGGAGTACTTCCATTAACTCTTAGCACTTGACTCGCATCTGTTGTGATATACATATCACCTTCAAATGAGTTAAATACCATTTTTCCACAAGATGTTGTTGATGGTGGGAAGTTGGTTGAGTATGTTCCAAGAGTTGTTGCTAAAGTATTACTATAGTTGTATATAGATATATTTGGACTATTTTCATAAGTCACATAAACATCGCCATTATTGGTATTTATCTCTAAGTCGTAAGCCGTATTAGAGAATGTCATAGATGTTACTAATGTGTTTAGTTGTGGATCTACAACAAATATTTTATTTTTTGATAAACAATATAAATAGTTATTTACCGGATTAAACTCCATTTGTAAACTTTGTGTGTTTCCTGGAAGCGTAACTGTTGCTAAGTAATGTCCTAGTGTAGAGTCCATTACTGTCAAGTTATCTCCAAATGAATAAATAGAGTTTGATAATTGTATATAAATTATATCTACTAATCCATTAGATCCCGGATAAGATGATAAATTATAAGTAGTTGTAAAATAATTGTTTGGATTGTATTGTAAACTAAATGCTGAGCTAAATTGAAGTGTATTAAATGGACCTCCTCCTGTTAGACCTATTCCTGTTGGTCCAATTATTGGATCACAAGCTGTTTGTCCAAATCCCCCATTGAAAGCCAATGTGACAAATGCTGATGTGTTACAAATATTATCATTTAATCCCCAAAAAGGACCTTGGTAACTTAGATTAATAGCAGTAGGATCTAAAAATTGCACATTATACTCTTGGTTATTATAAGGGTAAAAAGTGTTATTTATTGAGATAGCCATGCCGGTAGAAAATCCTTCTTCCTCAAAAGAAAAACTAGAACCTTTTGGTAAAGTAGCTTCATTTGATGTTATTAAACATCCAGGACTTCCTTTTAATTTATTAGTTAGTATGTAATCTAATAAACCAGGTATTGATAATTTACCAGTTTTTATAGTGTAGTCTAATCTTCTATCAACTCTTTTTACATCAAATTTAAGTAAATTATTAATACTTGATACTATTGTTCCATATTCTATTAAATCTTCATAGTGTTCAGTCACCCAAGCTTGTAAAGTAGCCGGAATATCTGGATATTGAGAATATGATCCAGTTAAGTATATTGTTGATTGATCATATAAATCTCCATTTATATTAATTGAAATATATGGTCCCAAATCTGAGAATAAAACTTTAGAATGTTCTATGTGATAGTCTGCAGTTATACCAACATTTACACTATTTAATATAATTGGTATATTTGGATATTGTGTAGTTATTTTTATTGAATTATAAAATACTGATGTAAATGATCCGGTATATTGTAACTCAGCTATTATACCAAGTGATAACAATCTTAAATAGTTTCTAGAAATCCATGACCTCAAAGTTCTATCAATAGTTCTTTCCATGTCAGGAGCAGTACCACTGTATACCCAATTTATTTCTTCTTCATAAACCTGTTTATTAATAGTGATTTTTAATCCATACTCATCTAAGTCAGTAAAAACTATATTGTATAAGAAATTAGAAGATATATCATAGTTTAATTCATTATTTAGTTGTTCTTTAACTCCAATCATTCTTTCACTTGTTTGTAAAACGTGTCCAATTGAATGAGTAGTTCCAATTTGTGTATGATAAAAATTTACCTCAACATATTTACTAGGATATATTAAATCAGCTTTTAACTTATTACTATTATAATAAAGGTCTATATTAAATGACTTTAAATCATCTTTATATTTTTCAGCAGCTGACGATAATGTTACAGAATTACTTTGTGTCCATCCATAATCAAAGTAAACTTTATCAACTGTTAAATAAACTTGACAAGTTGATAAAAATTCAGCAGATATTGTTTGGTCAACTGTTATGTGTGTTATGTTACTTGTCCAGTATAATACATTGTCCGGATTTAAAAATTGAGTAGTTCCTGAAAAACTTTGAGTATAAGCTTGAATGCACTCATATATTTTATTATTCCACATAACTTGTGATTGTGTAGCATAAAATGTTTGTTGTGTATTTCCTGTAAATGATGGAATGTTAGAAACAGACAAAAAGTTCTGATTTAATGTGGATCCTACTATTTTAAATTCTCTACCTGGTTTCAAAATTTCAGGTATGCCAAATCCAAACTCTAGTTTACTAGATGTTGCGTTTATACTACCCTCGTATATTTTAGGTAAATCAGTTTTTGTTGAAACCTCAATTATTAAATTTTGATTAGTCTGTAAATCTGATATTGATGTATAGTATTCGAAGTGAACTGTGTCTGATATATTATCATTTAATACAGTAACAACTCCGTCATTTAGAGATGTGTTTACTATATTTAACTTTTTGTTATTATATAATTTATCATAGAAAGTAGACTCGTTCCAATTTGATAGGTTATCTACATAGTTTGAATCTATATAATTATAGATACCTATAGCGTTTACACCTGATATAGTTAAATTTATATATGAGGTTGTACTAGTGTAAGAAGAGTAGTAAGTAGATTCAAAAGTAGCATTATCAACAGAGCTTATTATCATTATAGCTCCTTTTTTTGTTGATACAACAGTATAAGTTTGGTTTAAATCAACAAATTCAGTAAATTGATTATTAAATTTAATTATAGTTCCTATTGGAAATTTAGATTCAAAGTCAATACCATATATCCATTTAGAATAAAAGTTAGGGTCGTTATTTATAGGTTCTATTTTTGTTACCGATTGTGTAGCATATTTAGCCGAATAGAAATCAAACCCATATTCGTTGAATAATTGGAATTTGTTTAATGATAATTCTCCTTCTAATTCAAATTCAAATGATGGAACTTTTTCCAACATATAAAGACCTACAGTTTTATATGTATCTGATGAGTTTTCATGGAATAGAATATCGCCCTCAAATCTATCGCTTGTGTTATTATAATTAAAATTTAAGTAATCTCCTTCTTTGTTGAAAAATATTAAGTTTTTATGGTTTGACATCTACTGTTATAAACTTTTACATATATATTAATTTATCTTTTCTTAGTAAGTGAATTTAATATATATGAATATCAAAATAATATATAAACTATGAAACATATTAAAAAATTTAATGAAACAAAAAAGGATGAGAAAGTCAAAGACCAAGAAGTTCTTTTTAATGCTGAAGTTTTAGTAGATAAAGATGAGAAACCATCATTTAAAACTGGTGAACAAGAAGACCAAGAAAAAGTTAAAAAAGAATTTGATAAACTTAGAAAAGTTAAAAAGTTCGAAGCTTTTATTGATGTTGATATTCATATCGATAATATCGATGAGGTTGAAATAGAAAATGAATATGATACTGAAGGTCATGAAGAGTCTGAAGAGGAAGTTCAAGAAGTTGGATGTGGATGTTGCTCAGATTGTAATGGTCAAGAAGATTGTGAATGTTGCTCAGATTGCTCTTGTGGTCAATCTATGGAAGAACAACCTATGGGTGAACCTAAGGTTATGAATATTGCAGACTTTATAAACTCAATTACTAATCAATAAATAAAAATATAATTTTATGAAAATTATTAAATTCACAGAATCTGTTAATGTATCAGAATCTCTTAAATATCATTTAGAGAATAATAAACCTATTACTGAAAATATATTCAGACCAGGTTCTGAAGCTTTCTATGAAGTAATCAAAGAAGCTAGAGAACTATTTGATTTAGGTAGAGTTGATCTATGTGATGTAGATAAAGAATTATATGAATCAACTGATATTGGTAAGTTTGGAATGTTCAACGGTGAACTAGTTCCTTTAGATTTACCAATGGAATTTGTTGTTGAGACAAACCAACCAGCATTTTCTATACACGATGTAACACCTGATTTTAAATATGATGTTATGGGTAAAATGGTTACAAATATTAAACCCTTATCTTGGGTTAAAAACGGAGAAGCGGCTTGTACTTCTTTTGAAGGAGAATTTGATGGTCAACCTTGTAAGTGTAAATATGACGACGGTCAAGATGCTTATGTATTTGAGGCTAAATATCACAATAAAGAAGTTAAGTTAAACTATCCAATGCGTGGTGGTTCTAAGAAGTATCAAGTTTATGTTAAGAATCCTAAAACTGGTAAGGTTAAAAAGATAGCATTTGGTGATGTTCATGGTGGATTAACAGCTAAAGTTAGTAATCCTAAAGCTAGAAAGTCATTTGCAGCAAGACATAACTGTGATATGAAGAAAGATAAAACTAAAGCAGGATATTGGGCTTGTAGAATAAACAAATATGGTCACCTTTGGGGTGGTAAAACTTATCCTGGTTACTGGTAATTATGAAACATTTAAAAACATATCAATTATTTGAATCTGCTATAACTGCCACTAGATTAGAGATTCCCTATGAAACATATGCGAAAGATCCTAAAACCGGTTTATTAGATCCTAAAAATAAAATTTTTGGAAAGTCTAAGATTATTGATTATGCTGATAGAAAAATAGTTGTCTTTAATGTTAATGGAATTCATGTTCCATTTTATTTATCATCTGGACATGGTGGTAAAAAAGATGTAACTAGTGGAAAATGGTATCCATTTTTTGGAATATATGGACCAGATAGATGGTTAAATAAGTCATCCTCTAGTGATATTAATAATTATTATGGGGTAGATTTATTAAAACAAATTTCTCAATCACTTGATAGTAAAATAGGTGATATTAGAAATGATAGTTCTATACCAAAAGTTTCACCGACTGGTACACATATAGATTTTATCAATAAAGATTTAACACCGGTTGAGAATGAAAGACCTGATACTAAGATTAAATTTGCTCAAAATTTAGAAAATTTAAAAAGAAAATTAGGTGTATGACACTACCATTCCAAGAAACTAAATTAAGTGATAATGAATTTATCAGAGTATTCAGTCAAGATACAGATTCTGGTGAATATATGTGGCATCGTGATAGAGAAGATAGAATAGTTGAATCTATTGTCGAGACCGATTGGATGATTCAAATAGATAATGAATTACCTAAAGAAATAAATGAGAAGGTATTTATACCAATGGGTGTTTATCATCGATTAATAAAAGGTACAAATGATTTGAAAATAAAATTAATAAAAAACCCATCTTAAAGATGGGTTTTTGTTTTAGTCAGATTTGACTTTATAGTTTTCATTGTATATTCTAATGACTTCATCAAATTCATTTACAATGCCTGATTTGAATTTATCATTATCATAAGATTGTTTTAGGATATACTCTTTAATATAATCCTCATATTCTAATTGAACAGATATTTCCATTCCATTTTCATCAAATTCAATTTCATTAGATTCATTTACCTCTTCACCATCTACCAACTCTTTAGTAATATCATCAATATATTCTACAGAAGAAAAATTACCTTTCTCTAACATTACTTCTAACTTTCTACGAAGCTTCCTATTATTGATTAAAAGGTTATTTGATATAGCTAAATCAATATAATCTTTAGTTCCTCTTAACTCATCTAATTTATCAATATCATCTTCATTAGTAACTCGAAATTTTCTAAAAACTGGAGAGTATGTGTTAGGTACAAAATCGATTTCATTAGTGTTTAAGTCGAGTATGGTGATGCCTTTTTGGTCTCCCATATCATTTCTATCCATTTGATAAGGCGACCCTATAAACGAAAAATTCTTGTTTGTTTGACGAATATGAATATGTCCAGAAAAGACGTGTTTATATTTACCAAAGTCATCTACATCAATCTTGTCAGCGTTTCTATGTGCTACTGAGTTTAAGTGCATTTTACAACCATTTAAGTCAGAGTGACAGAAAAGATAATCACCTGGATTTTCATTAATGTCTTTAATCATATTTAACCTTTTCTCAATCCAAGGCATAAGAACTAATTTTTGACCATTGGCTTCTATTATTGTTGTGTTTGTATAAACACTCACATTTTTAACGTGATTGAATAATCTAACTGAGTTAATATCATTTGACCCTTTGTTCCATAAGTCATGGTTACCTACGATAATATGTAAAGGAAGTATCTGAGAAAGCTCTAGGAGTATCTTCTCTGCCTTATATGAAGCAATGATAGGAATAGATGTTCTGTTGTCGTATAAGTCACCACAGTGAATAAGAATGTCACCTGGTTTAGCGTTTTCTTTGATGTAAGGAATAAAAGAGTTATAGAAGTAATCTTCCATCATATCTAACCACTTATCTAAGTTATTAAGATATACTCCAAAATGCCAATCTGTTGTTATAAAAACCTTCATTAAAAAATCTTTTCTTTTTATATGAAATTATTGTGATATTGTTTCTTTTCTTCTAGCTTCTCTAGCACATTTTTCACAACCACTTCCTGAGTATAAATGAGCATTTGGTGTTTGTTCAAACTCTCCGTGTGTTGGACATATTATTTTAACTTTGGTTCTACAGTTTTCATAGACTGTTAAGTCGTAGTTATATTTATAGTTATGTTTAATATTTGATTTTTCAACAAAATTCTTATTTCTTTTATTTCTTCTATTAAGTGACTTTAATTCTTTTGATATAGCATTTTCTTTTGACTTGCAATTTTTATTACAAAATTTTCTATCTGGTCTACCCCAAACAATTTCTTTATTACAGTATCTATAATTACAGTCCATATATTGTATTTATTAAAAAGTGGAAATGGCATTTTTCACAACATAATTTTTAAAATAGAGCTAAAGGAAGAAAGAACTAAAATATATACTTTATAAAAAATAATTAAAAAAAATATGCCATTACCACATTTTACCCAATTAATTAATACAGGTTCACCTGGTGGTCCAGGTACATTACCTGATGAGGTAGTATACCTTAACTTGTTTGAGATTACCTTTGTATTACCTGTTATATTACAGGCACAAGGAAGAAATCCTATTTTGCTTTTGCAAAATGCTTTAAAAATTGATATGAACTTAACTGAATTTGACGTTGCTATTAAAGAACAAAGGTTCAAGTATTCAACTCGTCAGTTCTTAACAAGTCCAACTAAAACTGCTGGAGCGTTTAACATTACTTTTAACGTTAACGTAAACCAACAGGGTTCGATGGAAACTTGGAATGCGTTGAAAGCTTGGTATGACTTAGTATTTAACTCACAAAATGGTTCACTTCACTATAAGAGTGATATCATTGGTACAGTTATCGTTAACCAACATGATAAAAAAGGTGTTGTATTAAGACGTGTTACTTTCCAAAACGTTCAAATTAACAAATTAGCAGGTTACGCACTTGATTGGGCATCTGCAAACATTATGGAGAATCTTCAAGCTGACTTTATCTATGATTACTTCATTGATGAGTATATTGATAACAACTTTACTATTAATCCACCACTTATTTCTGGATACTAATAAGTATAATAATATTAAAATAAAAACCCATCAGATATCTGATGGGTTTTTTTATGTATTATAGTAAACAAAAAACCCACTAAATTTAGTGGGTTTCTTTTTATTAGAATTTTGGCATGTTATTAGTCATGTTAGATGCGTTTCTCATCATTGAGTTTGCATCAAAGTTTGGCATATTCTTTTGCTGTCCTTCCTCGTCTTTTTTCCTGTTATTATCTTCCTCTTCAACAATTTCATTTACAAGTTTGATGTTTTCTTCAAACATCCAGAAAGGCCATTCATCCATAGCCGCTTCCTGTGTGTGAAAGTGTTTTTGAAGCATTAATTTATTCTTTAATATATGCTTCAAAGGCATCGTGAATAACGAAAATACTTGACGCTCCGTTGGGAAATTGCATGTCTGTGTGGACCTCCTCACCACACGCACATTTCTTCTTCAATTCTTTGATACCAAAGGTCATTTTACCAACTGCTGCGTTTAAGAACTGAAATGAAATATCATCTATTTCTTCAAATTCTTTTAATTTAGCTTTAATTCCTTCATAAGTTATAGAAGTTCTTCCTGCTAACATAAAAGGAATGATTTTTAAGAACGATAAATTAGGTGTTCTTTTTTCATTACTTTCTTTTAGAATGTAATCTGTAAATGATTTTTGAAGTCCAATGTTTGGTGGGGTTAATTCAAATTCTCTACCGTTTATTGTACTGAAGTGATATGTTCTAGTTGACGCACTAAAATATCTTTCAAGTTTTTCATCAACTTCATGGAATGAGAAATGATCTCTTTTTAATTCCATTTGAACATCTTCACCACATGAACATTTTGAGTTCACTGTTAATGAATTTCCTTGTTGGAAAGTTAATTCTCTGATTAAGAAAACTAAGAATAATCTATCTTGGTCTTTAACCTCAATATAAGATCCTACTTTACCATCAGGATATTTAACTCTTACACAAGATTGTAAAATATCATTCATCTTCTCAACAATATCGTAGAAATTATTATCATCTACCATTGAGTAAGCTTGAATTTCTCTTACTTGTGCTGGTCTTACCATGAAAACAGTACCACTTGGATAAAAATCACCACAAGGTAACTCTTTAATGTCAAAGTTGAAAAACTGAAGATCAGTAGTTCTTGTGTTGTCGATTTTAGGTTGAGCTACAAAAGGAATATCATTATTCATAACATTTTTAGGATTATCCAAATCACCAAGGTGTTTTTTAAGATAATCTTCTTCACTCATTTCTTTATCTTTAGACATATTTAATTTTATTATTTTTTATTATATATTCATCAGTTTAGTTTCCCTATGAATATACTATGTTTATATAATAAAAAGTTAGAAAGTTTATTAAATAAAAAAAACCTCTAATTTCTTAGAGGTTTTTTTAATATTAATTAAAGTATTTATTATTGGAATCCACCTGCGTCGATTGCTCCAGTTCTTAATATAGTTACATTGTTTACAATGATACCCATACCTTTGATTGGTTCAACATAAGTATCAAGAACACCAATTTGGTTATCAATGATTTCATTAGTGTTGTTTTCTTCATCCATTTTATTAAAGTAGTTGTATAAACCATTCTTACTTACATAAGTTTCACAGATAACGTCTGCTCTAAGTTTAATTTCTGCTCTAATATCAGGTGTATTAAATTTCCATTGGAAGTCTAATAACATTCTTGATAATTCTCTTTCAAGTTCAATAAGAACTTCTCTAACGTGTAAGTAAGAAAGAGCTGATTTGTAAAGTGTTTGAGCTGTATTTTCAGTCTCGATTACATTTCCTCTATTTCTCTTGAATACGATAGGATTCATTTGAGCTTGATTAATCCATTCGATGTCAGTTGATGTAAAGTCCATCTCAGTTGCTGTTATATTAGTAATTCTACCATTAGTAACACCCGCTGCGATTGTCCAAGGAGTTGTTCCACTTACATTAGAAGTTTGTTTTCTCATATAAGTTGAAGCTACATAAGATGATGGTGGAACATCTACTGGTCTACCATTATCATTCACTGTCACATAAGGCATAAAGTAACCTACTGCTGTTGTTCCTGCTCCATCACCGAATGAGTAAAGGAATGCTGGAGAGCTTTCTGGGTCACCACCTTTAGAAACATACTCAAGTTGTAAAACACCTTCAGTATTTACGAAAGAGGGAGATGATGAATTCTTGAATGACTTCATTGAAGGCATATTCAATATTCCAAGAGCATCTAATCTTTCTCCACAGATATCAACTAATTGTTGTTTAGATCTTTCAGTTAAACCAAGACCAAATGAGTCAATTAAATATCTGAAGTCAATTGCTTCTTTGTTAGTTACTGCTTTGAATAAAGGAGTTCCTTTAGCAACTAAGTTAAGTATAGAATTTTGTCTAGTTTCAGTACCATCAGGTAAAGAAGCTTGTCTAATTCTAAATCCTTTAAGAGAGATAGCTTTGTAAGTAGTTGCGTAATTATCAATTGAAGAATATCTTGTAGCTTGTAAATCACCACTAAAGTTTGTAGTTGCGATTCTAGAGTCACAAGTAACTTCTACTAATGATGTATCACCAGCATATTGTTTCTTACTTAAAATTCTTGTAAGTTTTCTTGGAACTTCACCAACATTTAACAATGTTTCATCGTAGTATGCTGATAAGAAATCACCAACTTTAACTTCAGTGTATCTTGATCCATTAATAAGAATTTTATTAGGTACTTGAACATATCCTGTTGGAAGTTCAATTTCAACAGTTTGTTTGAAGTTAGATTTAGCAGATTGTATATAGAATGTATTATCCGCTTCTATATTAACTCCTGAATTTCCACTGAACATTTCGTCATCCCAGAACGTAGCATTTAATAAACCATCGTTGTCTAAATACATTTTTAAGTAATGTGGAAGATTATAGTTATAAATTAAACTTACGTTCGTTAACTCTTCATATGCAACTTCTTCATTTACTTCATATGCGCGATATCCAGAGTATCCAAGATATGTTGCTCTAGTCAATGGAGTAAAAGAATCATTTGTACCACTTATGTTAGTAAATGATCCAGCATTTAAAGTAGATCCTGGTATGATAATTTTTTCACCATATTGTAAGTCAAGATCCGGTCCGTCAAATATAATAAAGTTATATCCAGATGTAGAATATGTTGCTGTTGTTGATGGTGTTCCACCTGAAGCTTCTCCATCTGCAAATATAATATTATAAGTATCCCCACCATTTTCTATTTTATTTCCATAGAAATAATCTCCAGTGTTTATGATACCATCATAGAATCTTGAGTAGAATTTAGAATATCTACCTATAATACCCTCATTTGGTGTTGCAACAGTGTTTTTAGTTTGTGACGCTGAAGCTCCTAAGAAGAACTCATTATCTACAGTATATAATACAAACTCACCATTTAATATATTAACTAATTTAGCATCTGATAATCCAGTGTTTAATATAAATGATTTGTTAGATGTTGATGAAGTTACAATGTTTGATATTGTCATTGTAGATAAACTAGCTTTTTCACCACTTCCTCCTACAACACTTCCATCACTGTCTAAAAGTAAAGTCATTTGATTCTTATTAGGCGAATCAATTAAATCCACTAATCTGTTAAACGCTTTGAATCTTCTATATTGTGCGTAATTGTTAGTAGAAGGTGCTGTGTTTGTGTTTTTAAATTCAATTTTAATTACTCCTGAATCAGGTGCACTTTGAGTTGCTATGAAATAATCATAAGCATTTGAATTTCCAAAAGTAAAATCAACAAATCCACCATAACCAATATTTACGGGAGTAATTGTAGTTAAGCTTTGAGCTATTGAACCACCTATCATTTTGAAATCAACATACCCTAAAACTATATCACTTGCAGCCACAGATGGTTTAGTTGGTAATCCAGTTGTAGCTCCTGTTAAGTTGTTAACAACTAATATTTCACCAGTTGAATCTAAAATAAATGTAGATACATAAGATGTTGTAACTCCAGTGTTTGGATAGTCAGTTGCATCTATTAAAAGTGATGTGGTAGCTGAAAGAGGAACTTGTTTGTCACCTATTGTTGCAAATGCTCCATCTAATACATTATATGTAACTGATATAGATGCTGATGCTGATGAAGTAGCACCTAACTCAACATTGTAAACATATCCTTCAGCAAAGAATGGTGTTCTGTTATTTGCGTTACCAACTATACCTGAACTTACTGGACTTCCAAATGCGTGAGTGGTTCCAGATAGTGTTGAGTAACCGTACCCACCACCTAAAAGTGCTGTTACGTTACCTGGTAAGTCAAGAGGAACTGCTGTAATCTCAATAGATTCAGCAATTTTTTCTTTATATGATAAAAATTCAATTTCAGCTTCATTGATACCAGCGATAGTTTGACCTACTAAGTCTAATCTACCATTGTAGTAATCAGTTTCAACTAAATCAGCGTTGAATGCACAGAATATACCAGTTTTATCAGTATCTCTATTGATAGTAGTTTCTATAAATATGTTTGTTCCATTTGAATTTCTAAAATATGGAATTAAAGACAATCCTTCGTAATAAGCTAATAAAGTAACATTTCTATCATTAGCAAAGTTTCTAATTTGTCCTTTTACTAGACCAGATGCGCTGAAGTAAGCGCTCCATCTACTATCTATGGCTAAGTTTTGGTAATCTGACCAATCTCCACTAACAACAACAACATCAACTAAGTAGTCAGATGCGTAATCATTAGCATTTAAATATGAAGGCAATTTATCTATAGAACCATACCACTCAACTAAAGTTCTATCAAATCCAACAACTTGACTTTTGAAAACAAAAGCAGTTACATATTTATCCGATAGATTAGTTAAACTAAACGCTCTTTCTGCGTAACCAGTATTTGTCTTAGTTAAGTTAATGAAAGACTCAGTATCTCTTTTCCAGAAACCTGTAGTGTCAAAGAATCTTCTATAAGGTCCTTCTCTTTCAATATCATTTATATACCCAGATGAAGATGATAAAGATTTATACTCAATTACATCTAATGTGTCATCAGTGCTTAAAAGATTGATAGCGAAGACAGGTGATGATTCCAGCATTTTACTAATTGTTCTGTGGAAAAATGAACCTTTTCTTTCTAATCCTCTATCTAACTGACCAAAAATAGATTCTAAATCATTTACAGTTGTTAGTCTAATAGGTGTGTTAACAGGACCTTTTTTTGAAACGCCAATAACCATATTAGTAATACCTTCAACTATAGGGGTAGTGATGATTGAGTTGTCAAATTCTTCTATGAAGATTCCTGGTCTTTTGTATTTTCCAATTTGAATTGCCATATTTTTTAATAATTTTTTTTATGTTATGTAGTATATATAAAATGTAAAAAATGATATTTTTTCTATTTTTGTACTTCAGATGATATTTTCTTAATATAATCCTGCATTTCTTTTTCTACATTAAACATTTTTGTTTGAAGTTCTTTCTCAGAGTCAGATACTTCCTTACTTAACGAAGCTATATTAGCCGTTTTTGTTGATATTCTATTGGTTATATCACTTATTTTACTGGTTACGGAAACTTTTGTACTTGCTTCTGTTGATAAACTTAATTCTTCTGTAAAATCATCTTTAGATAATTTATCTTTTACCAATTCGTTTTGTAAATTATTTATTTTTCTTTTAAGATTTGATACATGTAAATACTCAACTAAAAAGGGATTTCTATCTTTTCCAGACTGTGTGTCTGTTTTACCTACTATCTCTTCAATTTTTTTCTGTAAATCCGCATCTATTTTAATTGTTAGATAAGCAGTATCTATTATAGGCTTCTTTGTTTTATAGTCAGATAAATTAGTCTTTAATGTAGCAAGTTTTTCTTTAGCCATTTTTAAATCTGGTTTATCTGTAATATTAACATCAAAATCTGCCTCTTCAGTAAAGAGTTTGTATCTTTTTAAGTGTTTCATTTTATTTTCTTTCCATTAAGGATCCGTTTATTCCATCCGTTTTTGTAATTTTGGGGAATCCACCAACAGTACTAATTAAATCAGATATATCTTTAGTTAATTTATATCTTGTTAATTTATTTTCTTTATCTATATTACATAAAGTGTAACAAGTCTGTATAAACATTTCCTCAGTTCCTGTACTTGGAGCTTGACTTGGTGCGTTCCTTTTACTTGAATATTTTGTTAAATATTTAATATTAAAGTTTTTACTTGGTAAAATAAACTGTCCATCTTTATTAATTAAATCCACTAATCTTATTCTAGTAGCTTTAATTTTATAATCTCCATCTTCATTTGATGAATCTGTTTTAGTTTGTTTTTCCAAACCTTGGAAGCTATCTGATGTAGTTATTTGTCCTGATTGTTTAATATATTTTTTAAAGAAGTAAAAGCTTTCACAATAAGTAACATAAGCATATGTAACGTCTGCTGATTGAACATAGAAATAAATTTGTTTTGTTTTTCCTTCACTATCTTTAGTTCCACATGCAAAGAAGGATCCTGACATTTCGTCAAGTTTTTCCATTTTAATCAAATCCTTCTTAAATTTTAAATTAGCATTCGTTGGCATATCCTTAGCATTTCCTGTATTTTGGTCTGCATCTGATTTTGCTATAACCAATCCCAATCCGCCTTTTAAATCATCTGAACCAGCTCCAAAGTATTTCTCTATAAACTCGGCTTGTCTACCCATGGCTTTATCAGAGTTCCTGCCAGATGGTTTGTAAAGTTCTTCACCATCCAACATATCATTAATGAATTTTAAAAGATTTTTACCAGCATCTTTAATAATATTTCCGTCTTTTGTTTTAAGAACGGTTTCTTCTCTGAATATTGCCTCATTTTCTGGCTTTTTTATTATATCCTGAACCTTACTTTCCCATTCATTAAAAATCATATTATTTCTATATGGACCACCTGATATACCAGCTGTCATTCTTGTTCCGTCTCCAAAAGGTGTGTAGTTGGCAAATTCAGATGCTGATACTCTACCATCACTAGTTTCAACATTTGGAATAACTTTAGTTGTGTGTAGTTTATAAGCTCTGTTAAATAATTTAACTATTTCAATAATAGGATCTAATCCATTTATTACAATTTCTTTAGATGGTGTTATTTTTTCGAAATTAGCTTTTATCTTATCTTCTTCAGTTCTTTCCAAAATAAAAGATTTTATATCAATTTTCTTACTCCAATAATCAATAATCTTTTGAGATGTTGTCATTCTAACAGGATCTGAAGCTTGTGTATCTTTGTCAGATGAAGCTTCAGCTTCATCAGCTTCTTTTATATAAGATAAGAAAGAACTATACTTACTAATAACAGATTCTTTTGTTAAATCCGCTTCTTTTTTAGAGTATTCTTCACCTTTTTCACTTGTAAAGTAATAAGAATCATCTTTAATTTTTTCAATCTTTTTAGAAATTTCTTTTCCTTCTTTATTTTTCCATTTTACAACATCACCAACCTTAAACTTAGTAGTTTCTTCAGCAGGTTTTTCTTCAGTCGGTTTTATTGCCATTATAGATTTCATACCTTCTACAAATGGTTGTAAATTCTTTCCAGTTTCTCCTAAACCACCATATAAGCCTTCACCATCAAATTGTAAAGCTCTTTTAGTAAATCTAGCTATTTTTTCAGCAACAACAATCTTTTTGTTTTTGTCTGAAATTATTTCTATACTTTCTTTATATAATGGGTCTGTAGCAGCATTTAGTGTTGCTTTTTTATCACCAACTAAATATCTATTAACCTCTGTGAAAAGAGATTTTATTATTTCTTTATTCTTAGTGTCTAAAGATTTCGAAGTTATTTCATTTAAGAACTTAACATCTACTCCAACTCCTTTATCTTTTGGCGATTCTAATGTTTCAATAGCTTTCTTTAATTTAGTAAAAGCCTGTGTTAAATGGTCTTCGCCACCTTTGATATTAGATCTGTCTTGACTCCCGCCTTCGCCAATTGCTTCAAACATAAAACTTTCCATCAAAAGAACTAAACCAGCTGGCATTGGTTGATTATCTTTTGGATATTTTGCTAAAACTTGTGTATTTTTAGTTCTAATATCGGTTGATGCTAATTTTTTAGGATTTGCATTTGTATCTTTTTGAATTTTTTCAATAGTATCTCCCTCTTTAGTAGTATATTTAAATTTATTTTCAACAGATTCTTTATCCTTTTTAATATTAGTATTTGTCGATATTTTAACCTCTTTATAATGAGATATTACTAAAGCCAATGACTTCAAAGTTTTAATCATAGTAGGATAAACAGATTCTGATGTTTTAGAACCTTTTTCTACTCCAACTTCTTTATTTTCTCCTTTTCCCTCACCTTCACCTTCTCCCTCATCTTCATCTGTAGTCTCTTTACCACCTTCATCATCTTTAAATTGTTCTAAGAATTTTTTAAATTCTTCTAACTGACTTAATAGAGATTCTTTGTTTTCAAGACCTTCAATTTTTGATATATCATCTATAGCCTTATTAGTGAGTCTTTTTATCTCACCTACATTAG